GTTCTCTGTATAACTATACAAAGCACTCTAGGGGTTTTCTTATGATCGTTGGACTATTAGGATTTATTAATAGCGGAAAAGGTACTGTTGCATCAGAGCTTGTCAACAGATTTGATTTTAGACAGGATAGTTTTGCAGCAGGTCTAAAAGATGCATGTGCAGTAATCTTTGATTGGCCACGTGCTATGCTTGAAGGAGATACATCAGAGTCGAGAGAGTGGCGAGAAGTTGTAGATCCATGGTGGTCAGAAAAACTCGCTATGTCTAATTTTAGTCCACGTCTTGCATTGCAGATAATTGGTACAGAGGCATTACGTAATAATTTTCATCAAGACTTATGGTTTCTAACTTTACAGAATCGTATACGTAAGAATCCTAATCAAAATGTCGTCATCAGTGATGTTAGATTCCCAAATGAGATCAAATTTATCCAAGAACAAAAAGGTGTGCTAGTCAAGATTAATCGCGGCCCTACGCCTGTTTGGTATGAGACTGCAATTCTTGCAAATAAGGGCAATTCCTTAGCAAAAGAAGCAATGACAAAGACCTACTCTAGCGCACATTTTAGTGAGTGGGCGTGGGTAGGTTCTAGAATTGACTATGAGATAAATAATAATACTACACTGGAAGATCTTAGCGCACAGGTGACAGATCTCATAAATGGTATTTCCAAATAATATACTAATTTGATACCTTTCATTTGCCGAGCATTTAACACCCTTCCTGATAAATACAACTAACAAGAAGCATAATTCTTCAAAGGAGTTAAATCATAATGGCTACATTAGTATCACCTGGCGTAAGTATTTCAGTAATTGATCAAAGTATCAATGTTGGTGCCGGACCAGGAACCGTCCCCCTAATTTTTATTGCTACCCAGCAAGATAAGTCCACACCCGATGGCGCAGCAGTTGCACCAGGAACAACTAAGGCAAATGCCGGAAAAGTTTGGTCAATTACTTCTCAACGAGATTTAGTGCAAACATTTGGTGATCCAATTTTCTACGAAGTTGCCGGTACACCGATTAATGGTTATCCACTAAACGAATACGGATTACTTGCAGCCTATTCTTATTTAGGCATTTCGAACCTATGCAGAGTTGTTCGTGCAGATGTAAACACAGTACAACTTGAAGCAAGTTCTATTGAACCTACAAGTCCAGCAGCTACAGGAACATACTGGCTTGATGAATCTGTTTCGGCATATGGTTTATTCCAGCGTACAGGTACTTTCCCTAATGAAGTTTGGACATCGGTAACACCTAATTTTGTTTATAATTTTGCAACAGGACTTACAAACGTTCCATCACCAGCAGCCGGTGTTACAGGAAATCATGCAGTTGTTTTCCAGACAGCTTCTGGTGAAATTTCTTACTGGACAAGAGTTGCCCCTCCGGCAACTTATACTTCGGCAGCCCTGTCAGCATCATCGGCTGCCCTTGTCGTAACTGTGCCTTCTACCGTAGGTCTTGTGGCAGGCATGACTCCAGTAGTTACTGCAGGTGCAGGCGCTTTCGCAGCCGGTACATATGTAGTTACAGTTTCGCCTGGTTCGTTTACAGTAAATATTGCCCCGACAACACCACTTGTTGCTGCGACAGTTACGGCCGGTGTAGCCTGGACTAAGCTTTCTGGTGCAACTGGTCCTACAAGTATTGTTATTCAGTCCGTATGGCCAGATCTAACAAACGTTCTTACAACACAGGAATACTGGGTTAAGACAGGATCAGCCGCACAAGGTGCAAACATTGTTCTTCGTAGAATGGATGCTACATTAGCTCAGTTCTTGCAAGTAGAAGCACCAATTCTTACAAACGATGCCGCCGCAGACACTTATTACAGTTCTAATCCAACCGGTTCGGATGGGCAAATTTACATTGCACCAACTCCAATGTCTCCTACACCTAATTCTGCTACATTAGATTTTAGAAAGAATACAGCAGGTGTATGGGCACCACTTGCAGTGATTGTTGGTTCAGGTTCAGTTCCTACACAAGGTCCTGCAAATGGACAACTATGGTTCAACGCCGAAGTTGGCGTCAACGGTAATGGACAATCTACAGTAGATATTCTTATTGCTGATGGTGCTGGTAGCTGGCAGAATTTGAACCTAGAAGGTTTTACTTTCGTTGACGTTCCACCAGGCGTACTTGATCCAACAGTATTTGCACAATCCGGTGATCCACAAGATAACGTACCTGCTCCTACTCTAATCCAAGGTGATATCTGGGTAGATACAGATATCAATCCATATCCAGTTATTAAGCGTTGGAGTGGTACCGCATGGGTACTAGTTAACAACGAAGATCAAACAACACCAAACGGTATAATCTTCACAGATGCACGTTCAAATCCACTATATACACAGGGTGGTACAGGTCAGAACAATGGCGGTCCGGGCAATCCTGACTTGGATCCAGATGCACCAGATGCAGACTTGTATCCTAAAGGATTCTTACTCTGGAATACACGTTACTCGACAAATAATGTCAAGGAATGGCAATCCCCTTATGTTTTCAATAGCGTAACAGCATCGGCCGACAACACAAACAATGGCTCAACAGGTCGTTGGGTAACAACATCGGGCAACAATGCTGGTGGCGTTCCATACATGGGTGCAGCAGCACAGAACATTGTTATTGTTCGTGCAATTCAAGGAGTAATTACTTCTAACGAAGATATCCGTGCAGAAGATCTATATTTTAACTTGATTGCAGCACCGGGATATGTTGAAGCAATTGATGAGATGCTTATTCTAAATGAAGACCGTAAGGAAACAGGTTTTGTTGTCGGTGACACACCATTCACATTGAATGCTACAGGTACCGCACTACAGAATTGGTCAACCAATGCAAACGTAGCATACGGTAACGGTTCTGATGGTCTTGTATCAGCAAGTAAGTATTTTGCTGCATGGTATCCAAGCGGACTTTCAACAAACGTAGATGGAACAGATGTAGTTGTTCCTCCATCGCATATGGCTCTACGCACGATTGCATATAACGACCAAGTGGCTTATCCATGGTTTGCTCCAGCCGGTCTACAGCGCGGTGTTGTTAACAACGCAGCGGCAGTTGGTTATGTCAATGATGCAGGACAATTTGTTACTGTCAAGTTGAATGAAGGCCAGAGAGATATTCTGTACATCAACGGTATTAACCCAATTCGCGTAATGCCTCAGGGCGGTATTGTTATATTTGGACAGAAGACACGTCAGCCATACGCAAGTGCAACTGATCGTATCAACGTAGTTCGTCTAGAAAACTACTTGCGCTACCAATTGAATAACCTTGCACAGCCATTCTTGTTTGAGCCTAATGACTCAACAACACGTAAGGCAGTTAAGGATGCATTTGACAGGTTCCTATCAGAACTTATCACTCTACGTGCATTGTATGACTTCTTGGTTGTTTGCGACCTAAGCAATAACACACCAGCTCGTATCGATAGAAACGAATTATGGATTGATATTGCAATTCAACCAGTTAAGGCAATTGAATACATCTATATTCCAATCAGAATTAAGAACACTGGTTCGAGCTTGGCAATTTAATCAATAGCTGACTTTTACAGAATACCGGCATTGCCGGTATTCTTTTTTGTGATAAATATTGTATGGTTGATCTAAGAGAGCATATCAAATATATGCAGTCACAAGACAATGTTGGGTGTTGCACAGCGAGCGCAGTCCTTCTTGCTGCCGAGATTATATCTGCAAAAGCTAATAAACCACTTAATTTATCAAGATTATTCGTCTATTATATGACCCGCAAATTGCAAGGACGACTCGGGCAAAAGGGCGCTGAATTAAAATCTACGTTTGATGCATTATCTATGTATGGGGCATGCAAAGAACAATTCTGGCCATTTAGCCCGCACAGGGTTGACCACGAACCAAATCCTAGAGCAGTACAGAATGCACAATACAAAATCAATGCCTATGAAAATATAAACCCTAGTAACTTTAATTCAATGCTCGATAGGGGAATTCCTGTCGTGATTGGAATGCATACAGGTCGTTTATTTTGGAGTATGCGTGGAGAACTGCATGAACAGGTTTATAAACCTGTAAATGAAAATGATAATAGGCCCGCGCAAGGTCATGCAGTGACAGTAGTGGGATATGATGATAGGCTTCATAATGGCGTTTGGATCATAGCAAATTCATTGGGTCTTAGATGGGGCCATCGCGGATGTGGTATTCTTCCGTACTCTTGCTACGCTGATATCGGCGAATCGTATGTGATACGAAACTTTGCAGGAATATCGGCTGAATAAAAATTTCTAAGATTTGATAAATAGTATTAGCTTTTAAGGCAGGAGAAAAAGATGGCAAATTTAGCAAAATTCGGTATTCCATTAGATGGAAACAAGCTTGGCATTTTGCATCCCAAGCAAAAATACCGTTTCAGAGTTGTTTGGCAGAACTTCGGCGAGAATAATGGATTACGCGAAATGACTGCCAATGTTGTAACATGCACACGACCAAAAATTAGTTGGTCAGAAGCAGAATTACACTCGTACAATTCTGTAGCGTGGATTCAAGGTAAGCATACATTTGATATGATCGAAATTACATTACGTGATGATATCACTAATGCGGTTATTTCGTCAGTTGGCGCACAAGTTCAGAAGCAAATGAATCACTTTGAACAGACAAGTGCTGTAGCGGGTATCAACTACAAATTCGCAATGGAAATTCATTCGCTTGATGGTACCAATAACGAACAGCTCGAGTCGTGGGTCCTTGATGGATGCTGGTTGCATGATGCAGCCTACGGTGATGGTGACTACGCAAGTGGTGATCCAAATATCGTTACACTAACAATTCGTTTCGATAACGCAACAAACGTTTCGGGACCAAATACAAACGACGGAACAACAGTCGGCGGAAACCCATATCCAGATATTGCCAGCCCAACTGGTGGTACTACATTCGCTTAATAGCGGATTTTTGGAGGTGGCTTAGTGCCTAGCTTCTCGAGTTTATTTACATCACTAACAGGGCTCGGGTTCTTCTATGAGAAGAGCTCGCGCCATGCTACCTATAATTTCAACCAGGACGGTCAGGCACTTTATAGAAATCAGCCAAGATTTCCGTTTGAGTATTACATTAACATAAATCTCAATAATGTAGGGACCGCAGGACAATATATTTCTGATTATTTCAATAATCCAAGTTGGGCACAAATTGCACCATTGGTTAAGTCTATTGAAATGCCTTCAATGAAAATTGAGACAACTCCCTTAAATCAATATAACAGAAAAAGACTCAGTCAGACTAAGATTGCTTTTGAACCGGTAAAAGTTGTATTTCATGATGTGGCCGATGGTAAGACATTAAAGTTTTGGGAAATGTATTATAGGTACTATTTTGCTGATGGCACCGAACCGGGAATGAATGAGGCTAAGCAGACACAGCAACCAAATAAAACATATTCGGTTGAAAGTCTAATACATAACATAACACCGTCGTTGAATCCAAATATTGCTAATTTACCTGCTAGTGTAAGAAATTTATTTCAGAGTAATGCCCCGACAGGTAGAAATTCACCGACAAATACTGTAGGTCTAAAAGCTGCATTACAGAATATAGTATCGGATACTATCGATAATCACAAGTTTGGTTTTAATTTACCTACCGTTCAGAATATCAGGAATTTAATTCAAACAATCGACATTTATCAGGTGCATGGTGGAAGATTCAACCAGGTAACCCTAGTAAATCCTAGAATTTCAGCGTTTACCCACGATGTCCTAAATTATGCCGGGGTTGATAAGACGCTTGAATTAACATTTACATTTGAGTATGAATATGCATATTATACAATTCAAAATATGCAATTAACTAATCAGGCTAAGAATACCGGTGGAGAAACAAATAATAATTCATCCATTGAGCCGTTTACCCATGGAGAGTTCCTGGAACTGCCGGCTTTAGCATTTAATACCACACTAATGGACTTTGTTGAATCCAATAATCCATTATTGCAATCCGATAATCCCATCCTGCAGAGAATTGGTAAGAACACCCAGGCTGCTCTTGGCGGAGTCACTGGATCTTTTCTTTCTGACAAGGTTGTTAGAAGAGTTAGTGCCAGTGCATTAGATGGATTGGCAAAGATATCTCCGACTCCTTATAATCCTACAACAGCGGCCGCAATAGTAACTAGACCATTTAACTCGGCAGCCAAGAAACTTTCTACAGCATATAAGGATATGAATAGAATCGGGGGTAATCCGGGTGGCTAATTCAAATATTCCATCTATCGGTCGTTCAAGCTCGCAGATGCTTACCTACTTTGGTACGCAGAAGACTGTTAGATCTGTAAATGGTAATCCTACCAATACATTCAAATATGCAACTGGACCCACCACATTTCCTAGTGCCGGTTCGGTATCACAGGCATTCTTGGGAGGCGGTGTAGTTGGTAATTATTCATCAACTACCTACAACACGACAAGGTGTTATTTCTTGTCTCGTGGAGCTAGTACCGTATATGCTGATGCAATGTCGGCATTAACAATAGATATGGCTAACGTTTTAGGCATTTCCACTCAAACCTTGCTGGAACAATCGGAAGTAGCAGGCAAGCTAGTTTTTTCTGCCGATGGTTATAGATCCTTTAATATTCTTAGAGATCCAGGAAACCAAGTAGGTGTTGTTACAACAGTTGATAACAGATACAGCCTACAGGCACGTCAGATAAGGTCTTAAATGCGCTCTTATGTTCAAGGACAATATAAACCTGTAAATCCTAGCAAGTATGTAGGAACCTATCCTATAATATTCCGATCGTCCTGGGAATTCAAAGTAATGCAGATGTTTGATGTAAATCCAAACATTATGAGTTGGGCAAGCGAATCCCTTAAAATCCCCTACCAGAATCCCTTTACCGGTAAATATACCGTGTATGTGCCTGATTTTGTGGTAACTTATGTTGACGCTAAAGGTAATCAGAGAGCAG